TAATGCCAGTGTTAGGCGCTACGTCATCACTACGAACCACCTCTATTTGATAGTCGTGCTCGTGTTTGTATTTTAAATCGAAGTCAATTACATACCTGTCTTTAATTGTTGGGTGTCGTCTAATCATAGATAAAATTCCCCGCATTTATAGCTTATATTCCTGAAATCTTCATTTAGTTTTGCTTTACTCCAGTCAACTTTTGGACTGTTATTACTGACGCTATTAGCGCATTCCTCACTTGTCCCGGCATGAATTGAGCAGCAAGAGGATTTAGGTTCATCATCACTACCCATGTAACTTAGGTTTGACCAGTACTCTACCTGGGCATCAATAAGAGCTCTGCGGGATGGGTAGACATCGCACTCATAAAATGCGTAGGCGGTCAGTACATACTGGAAGCCATTACCCCGACTACGAACCTGTATCACCTCATCAATCCATGGTTGTGATTTGATAGGGTGAATCACCCAAATTTGCTGACCTACTTCATACTTTGGTTTAGGCTCAGTCTTAGGCTCAGTAAGTTCACGAAGTTTAAAGATTAAGCGGTCGAGAGTTGAATGGCTCGATATAAACTCATGACCCCTACAAGTAACCTCAGACAATTCAACCTCAAAACTATCTTCCCAGCCAAATTCAATGTTGAATATGTAATCCGTATCGAAGCATAACTCATGGGCCAGTTTAAGCTTGTCAAAATCAATCATCTTTCAATTCTCCCTTAACCTCTAATAGAGCGTGCAGCCTGCCAGCATAGTAGCCTCGTCGGTACTCACGACTTTCATCTGTATTCATATCTTCTTTGAATTCCCGCAGCGTCATACTGATATCTTTATTAAGATTGTCGTAGTCAATCATCTTTTCCCCTATACTTTCTCGGAAGACCTTTTAACTGAAGTCTTCGATCTCGGTTGTCGTGAAGACTACACAGTCCATGAAGTTTAGCGGGTCTATTACATTGCGGGGCGAGGCAGTCAACACCTGTCCATGTCCCACTGTCAACCCTATCATAATTAACAAAATCAGGGCTCCCATGCCGATTAAATCTTTGATAGTGCATATGGCAAAACCCGCGGGCACTATGAGCTTTATCGCAGTCTTTCATAGTACAGTTACGCATGCTTAACCTCTTCATCGCCGAATTTTAGTTTAATCACGATCTACCATCCCATTCCGCCTTTAATTTACCTTTTGTAATCCGCTCAATCCGCAACTGTGACAAACCCGGAATAAATCCATTTTTCTTCCATGTCCCATAACATGTCGCCGACATACCTGTATCTTTACTGAACTGATACCCCGTCTTGTAATACGCTTGTAACTCTTTAAATGTCATACACTTCCCCTAATCAATTGTGATTATTATAGTCCATATGGTTGACTAATGCAATGGGATTTAGTAAACTAGCTGTACGTCAAATCCGGCGCTAACGCAAAAGAGGATAAAGTAATGAGACAGCAGATTGAATTAGTGGATAGGGAGTTCAGCTTGTACGATAATTGCGAAAGGTTGCAGGTGGTTCGTAACAAAATTAAGACTTTAGAGGTCGAAGAAAAAGCTTTGGTACAAGCTATCATTGCTGACATTGGCCACGAGCATAAAGGTAGCCGCACGTATGAAGTTGGCACGTATAAAGTTGAGTGCAAAACACCGGTTACATTGACGTTAGACAAGAAAGCTTATGCTAATGGTAGCGTGTATTTGCCGGAAGCCTTTGATCCAATCGAGCATTCAGTAAGTTATACGGTCAACAGGGGAAAGTACCTCTCAATGCTTGAGCTTGCACCTGAAAGTGTGCGAGATGCTATTCATGCATTGATTGTTGAGAAGGATGGCAAGCCTAATGTGGTGATCAAGTCATGAGTGATAACATATTAATATTGGGTAAAAGCGGAACAGGAAAGTCGACGAGTCTTCGTAATTTGATACCAGAGGAAACGTTAATCATTAATGTCATTGGCAAGTCACTACCTTTCAGAGGGTATAAAAACAAATATAAACCTTTGTCACCGGATGGGTTTACTGGCAATTACTACGCGTCAGACGATCCAATGAAGATAAAAAGACTTATTGCTAAAGTTAATCTAACACGCCCAGATATTAAGCATATTATTTTGGATGATTTTGGCTTTACGATTGCTCACAGTTTTATGAGAAAATGTCACATTAATGGCTTCGGAAAATTTTCAGATATAGCAAAAGAAACGTTTGATATTTTTGATGCTATGAATGACTTGAGAGACGACTTGACGTGCGTTGTTATTATGCATACCGAAATTGACGTATCAGGGATGCATAATGCAAAAACTATCGGTAAGGCTATCGATAACTATGTGAATATCGAAGGCACGTTTACGTATGTATTCCATGCGTTAGTTAGCGAAGGCAATTATGTTTTTTTAACTAACAGTGACGGTCAGCATGTATGCAAAACCCCAATGGGATGCTTTTCTGAAAGCAAGATAGATAATGACTTAAATGAAGTTATCAAAACTATTCATAACTACAACAACGAGGACTAAATCATGAGTTTCTATACCGCACCCAACGGCCACAAGGCTACAGGAGAAGAAAGTAAAGCATTTGCACCGGATTTCTCGACAATCCCTGAGGGCACTACCGCTGTAGCTAAAATCAAGGCTTTCGAGGTGGTTAACAAAGAAGCCACACAATATGCCGACGCACAAAAGTTCATCCAAGTAACGTACAAAATCTTGGAAGGTGATTATGTTCACAGGGAAGTGACCCAGAAAATCAAATGCTTTGACGGCAGCGATGCGGCTATTGAAAGAAATTTAAACATGCTTGTTCTTGTCATGAAGCTTTGTAAGTTCACGCCTACACACAACAACGAGCCAACAGCGCACGAGTTAGCTAGCATGATTGGATCAGTGGTTGGTATTACCATTGGTGAATGGTCTATACCGAAGAAAGATGGATCGGGCTTAATGGAAGGCAACTTCGTCAGAAAAGTGGCTTCATCCGAGGGTTTTGCATGTGAAACCGGCGTTAAAGCTGAGCCTAAACCAATGCCGATGCCTGATAGTGCATTTGCGCGAGACAAGGCACGACGTGATGCGGCTGACGAGCTGGAGAGTGACATCCCGTTCTAAAACAGTTTGCCAAGTTAGGAGGCGTCTTAGCTTGGCATTTTTACAGGAGTAACGCATGAAAACATTTCAAGAATTGCGTGATCACATTCGCGAATGCAAGTATAGCGAGATGGAAACGATGTGTTATCAGGCTGGCGAGTACTCTCGATTCCAGTTAGGCCAATGTTCGGGCGCAATTAATGTACTTGATGATATTGACCAAATTTTACGGAATGCCATGAAGCATGAAGATGTGGAGTAGGTTGTGAAGACACTTAGGCCGTATCAGGAAAAAGCCGTAAACGAAGCTTGGGCAATGTTAAAAAAGAGCAGCGCCCCCGTATTGTTTGAGATGTCGGTGGGGGGTGGTAAGTCGATTTGCATTTCCAGCGTGCTTAAAACCATCGAAGATGCCGGAAAAACAGCTTTATGCTTAGTAAGTAGTTCTGAGCTTGTGAGGAATAACTCACAGGAGTTTATAGAATTTGGTGGTGTTCCTTCTGTTTTTTGCGCTTCGTTGAATGAAAAAAGTCATGATAAAAACATTGTTTTTGCCACACCTCAATCAGTGATTAATGCCGTGAAATCCAACCACCCTTTGGCCCAGCGTAAATTTAACCTAATTGTTGTTGACGAATGCCATCAAATAAATTCCCACAACCACCGCTCCATATTCATGCGAATACTTCGCCATTACAAAGCTCATTACAAAGATATGCGCTTACTTGGGTTTACAGGCACGCCGTTTAGGGGTGAAGAATCTATTGTTGGTGAAGAGGCGGTATTTAAGTCTCATGTCGCTAATATCAGTACAAGTTATCTAATTGAGCATAATTATTTAGTTCCACCTGTATTTGTCACTACTGAGACGGAAGGTTTTGATTTCAGTAAATGCAAGCCACAAAACACGGGTGAATTTAAAGGTTCTGATTTACAAAAAGTGGTCGATAACAAGCGATTAACGTGGGATATCCTTCAAGAAGTTGATGTTTTCATGCAAAAACGTAACGTTTGCATCGTATTTTGCAGCACAAAGTCGCATTGTTATGAGGCGTTCAGCGCTTTGCCCAAAGGTTCAGCTCGCATCATACTAGGGGACACAAAAAGTGATGAGAGACACAAAATACTTACGCTTGCTCGTAACAAAGAAATTAAGTACTTAGTAAGTGTAAATTGTTTACTTGTTGGGGTTAACGTTCCAGCCATTGATTGCATTGCGTGGCTACGTCCTACGTCTAGTTTACTGTTATATATTCAGGGTATTGGCCGTGGTTTGCGTTTAAATGATGGCAAACAAGATTGCTGGGTGCTTGATTATGCTGGAAACACATCGAGGTTTCAGGATTTTGACGATCCGATTATTAACGAAGCCGTCCAACCTGACGAAGAAAGCGTAAAAGATTATGTGATTGTATGCCCTGCCTGTGCCCAACTTAACACAGATACTGCAAGACGTTGTGTTGGTGTAACTAATGACAAGCGTTGTGATTATTATTTTGAATTCCGAGAGTGCCCTAACACGTCATGCAACGCACAAAATGATATTGCTGCGAGGCAATGTCGATTGTGTGAGGCTGAAATAATAGATCCAAACGCAAAGCTTAAGATAACCTTAACAAAGTCTGAGGTCCGTACTGTGTTGGTCAAAGAAGCCACATTTGCTATATCTGGCAGCCCTGAACGATTTCGGGTGAATATAGAATACAAATGCATGAACGAATACGGGAAGATGATGGTGGTGTACGAGGGGTATACGCCGATATCACCTCAAGCAAGAAACATTTTTTACGCAAAATTTGTCCGACAACACTGCCAAGAAAGCTCGTCTTATTACCCTCACCTTGGCAATTATTACAAAGTTAAGGAGATGATGGACCGCGTTATCGCGCCTACCCACCTGCATCTTACGGTTACAGATGATGGCATTAAAATCAAAAAGAAGATATTCTGAAGTCGAAAGTTGTCCCCTGCTGTACATTCACCAGGAGATTATTATGGAAAATGAAATTATCACCCCATCCGTTACGCCGAACCCGGCCCCGAGCGAAAAGAACAAATCCCATCGGGAGTCAGATACACATGTCAACCTAACCGCCAGCGTATTCGGCAACAACATTAGCT